CGCAGAGACATTTGGGACATTTGTCCCCGTTTGTCTCGTTTGTCACTGGATGAACGTACAGCATCTAAATATCTGAAGTAGGCTTTAACCAAACCCAACCAGAGCCAATTACAACTTTATTAACGGCTACAAGTCTCTCCCTTGCCCGTAGCCAAGCCTTCTTAAAGGCTGCCTTATCGTCATCAGTACAGCCCTTCATGCTCCAGAATTCATCCTTCCAATCATCCAAACTCACGCCAAACCTACTAGTACCATCTACTACACGATATGAACCTTTAGCCTTAATCGCTTTATACAGAGAATCTAATTCAATGCGTTGATTCCCACCGCTACCAGCATTGTTTTTCGATCCTTTAGGGTTGCTACCAGCTATGTCTTGGTTCTGCCTAACGGCTAATGAAGTGATGACCTCGAACCCTAAATCTGATGTTCCGATCTCAATTAGTACGACTTCAAATCCTATGACGATAGAGTCAGACCCGTCTTTCTGCTTTGTGGTGGTGATCGTTCCAGACCCTTTGACGCTTGGGTCTGCTGAGTTGATGACGCTATCTAGCCTATTGATTTCAAGTTCAGTATCTACTGCACCAAGCAAGCTGGAGTGACCTCGTAGTCCACGGGTTACATCTTTACCGCTGTGATGGATGACCATAATGGCGCAACCAAAGATGGATTGGATTCTTCCTATTTGCGTGATTACTGACCCCATATCTTCCGAGGAGTTCTCGTTAAAGCCATTACCACTCATACGCATCAAGGTGTCTAGGATGACTAATTGCAGTGGCTCATCAATTTGCGCTATTAAGTCATTGATTGAATTGATTAATGCCTCAAACTCCTCTGGACTTGATCTAAGGTTGATTTGCGATCTAATGACATACAGGTTTGCACCATCTGGACTATTGTTTTGAATCTTGCAAGCCTTCACCCTAGCACCTAGTCCACCATGTCCTTCGCCCGCAATAATGAGTACAGCCCCTTTTTGCGGGATTCTGCAACCCATCCAATCTCTACCAGTGGCTATTGCTTCAGCCATGTCCAATGCTAGAAATGACTTCCATGACGCAGGGGGAGCAAACAATGCACAGAATGCTCGTTTGGGCAGTATGTCCTGAATCAACCACTCAACTGGTTCATCCTTGATGCTGTCCCAAGACTCGACAAGGAATCTAGACTGATGGCTAGATTGCTCCGCAACTTGCGTAGGTTCAGGGTTGTCCAACAACCTTTGTGGAGTCTGAACATCTGTGGGAGAGTTCACCACAGGACAGGCTTTCGCTATTTGCGCCAGCAATGTGCGAGAACCATCGTATCTATTGACCCACTCGTAAGCATCTTCTTTGGGGTTACTTAGGTTCAAGTCCAAGACTCTGACGCTTTTGGCGAATGGTATGAGTGCCTCTGTCACCTTTTGGGCATAATGCCACCCTACTAGGTCGTTATCTGGCACTACTACCACATTAGCATCTTTAAAGTATTGGTTTAAGTCATCATTCCAACCACTTGCTCCTGCATGACTTGTCGTAGCCACCACGCCCAAGCTGCCAAGGGCATCTGCCGCCTTCTCGCCTTCTGTGATGTAGACAACTCTACCAGCGGCAGTAGCCTGTCGCAGTTCGGGCAGCTTGTAGGGTACGAGTCTGCAATCTCCCAACTTACCAACTCGACTGCCATCTGGCATGACTCTGAGGGTTTTGTAAGTCTTGCCTTTGGAGTCAAAGGTCTTGAATCTTTGCTTGATGAACAGGCTTGTGCCATCTTCATCTGTGTAATGCCATTCATGCTCTAACACAGGCGTAGAGATGAGTGGTATGGGTTTCATTGGCTTGATGCTGTCAAGGTAGTCGGGTCTATCAGGTAGGGCAGGCAGAAGTCCCATATCTTTGATGGTTGAGAAGACTGTGTGCTGGTCACAGCCACTATGACACTTAAATAGGAAGTTGCCATCATCCGACATTGAGATTGATAGGCTTGGATGCTTGTCTCCGTTGCCTTGACCATGACTAGGTACGGGGCAACTAGCTAGATAACCATTGCCTACCTTTTTCGCATTACCCAAACTGGATGCTATTTCTTGTGCTGACATTTGGTATCTTTATTAAAGGGACAAAAAAACCAGAGTCTCCCCCGAAACTCTGGTGCTGTTGAGTGCTAGGGATTAGCTGAACATCTCGTCATCTTCCATTGATGGTGCTGGCTTAGAGGGTGCTGGCTTGCTAGGTGCGGGTTTAGCGATTGGTGCTGCTACTTCAGGGTCAAAACCACCAGTATTGTCATCTGACAATGCCGCTGGTCTAGCCACCCAACCTGTGACAAGGAACTCAGGTACACGGGTTGAGCCCTTACCAACCTTTTCGGGGCGTGAACCCTTGTACTCGACCACGGGTAACTTACCCACATTAGCGCCAGCTTGCGCTTGCACTTGCTTCCACAGACCTTCCAAGCCCATGTTTGCTCCTGCGCCATTGGCAGAGAACTCTGCAATACCCATAGTCTTGTTATAGAAAGTTGCCTTAAAGCCACGCTTGAAATCGGGTGATGGTTGTGCTGCTTTACGACCCAAAGACTCATCAGGTTGGAATTCATACACACCAACCGCAATGAGCATCCATCCAGTTTGCAAGTTCTCGTGATCGAAAACAAACTTCTCTAGTGTGAATTCACCATCTTGGTTTGACCAAGCGTTAGCTTGAGGGGAGAAGCGGATGTAGTTGCCAGAGCCGCCAGAGTTTGAAAGGTTAAGGTTCATTTGATGTTTCCTGTTTAAAGTTTAAGTTGAAGTGGCTTTTGCCACGGGGTTGGGGGATTCGGGGTAGTGATTATTGGGTCAAACCTTTGTCTCGTGCAAGCGTTAATCCGCTAGATATGCGGGAAGTTAACGCTTCAAGTCCAAGTCTTTGGTCTTTTGTTAGCAGTTTCTCTGCCGCTGCAGGGGTGATGAGTTCTTGCTTAAAGATTTGTTCCATGTTCAAGCCACGAGCCAAAAGGTGAGTGACAATTTCTGATTCATCTGTCCACGACCTCAACGCTCTCTTAGGTTGCAGTTGCCAACCATCAATGACTGAGCCTGATTCCATGCGTTTTAAGGCGTGTTCTCTCACCGCCTTGATGTAGCCCTCAACCATGTCAAACTTAGTCAGCAAGACGCTGATTTGACCTTCTGTGAGGATTTCTACAGGCGGTGCAGTGGCAACTACTTCAGCAATGTTTGCTTGTGCAGGGCAGATAGTTCTTGCGTTGCAGTATTGGCAAGCAGAGTCAGAGGGTACGGGAGGGAATGCAGGGTTCAGTGCATTCTCAATGGCAGGGACTAGAACGTAGTGTTCCCAATCCACCAACTCTTGCGTTGTCATTGTGTGCTTGCGTACTTCACCATGATGCGGTTGGATAATCCACAACTCGACAGTATCAATGTCTTTGTAAAGTTGTTTAGCTTCTAAGGCTGCCAATGCGTAGAGTTTTAATTGTTCACTGTCTTGGTCTACATAACCCCTTCCCGTTTTTAAGTCTGCAACGATTAGTTTGCGCCATGATTTGCAAATGCCAATGAAATCAGCAGTACCACCAACCTTGACCTGTGGAGTGTCTTGGTAGGGTAGGAATTCTTCTATAAGACCTTCACAATGCCATTCATGGTCGTTGTATATATTAAAAATAGCGTGAAGGTATTGTTTAGCAAAATCACAATTCTCCTCAGTCATTGTGATGCCTTCAACGACTGTGCCAACTAAGGTCATGGGGTCTGATTCATCCTTGAAGCAAATCTCTGCCAGCTTATGAATGGCAGTCCCGATCTTCGCCGCCTCGCCACCCTCTACATAGGGCATCAGTGCTGATAGTCTGGCACTGGCGGGGCAGGCAATCCATCTAGATGCCGCTGATGCTCTAAGGCTTAGTTGTTTTGTTGCCATGATGCTCTTTCAATGTGGTGGTTTTCAATGAGTAGTTGATAGGCTATTTGCCTTGTCTCGTTTGATACTGCATGACCTAAGTCTTCAGGGTCAAGTAGACGCTTGATGAAGACTACAGTCTGCTGGTTTTGGTTGCGTTCTTTTTCAAGCTGTGAGCCTAGCCAAACAATATGTTCACGCAAGGTTTGCCGTTCTTTGTCATCCATGTCTTAACCCCCAAGCTGCTATTAATGCAGCATCAGCACGACCATCATCTTTGACCCGTTTGAACAGGTCAACATTCCAAGGGAAGACTTCCATTGCCCTTGCTCTAGCGCCATCTTTGCCGCCTGAGACTCCCATAGCCTTTATCCAAACCTGTGGAAGAACAAGGGTTGTCTTGATTGATCTAGCGGCAATAACACCCTCAATCGCACCAAGGCTTCTGCCAAAGCTAAAAACGCTGGTAACGCCCTGCCCACTTCTAGCAAAGACCCTCTCTATGTACGCTTCTTGAGGCTTAAACAGATCAAGAATGGCAATCAGTTCGGGGATGGAAATCTGCCTCTTTGACTTCCCATTGCGGTCTAGCGTGACTGTGGGCATATCGACTACACCAGTTAAGGTTTCGCCTTGCATCATCGCTATAGCGCCGTTTAAGCCAACGTCAATGCCAATGATGCGCCTTGGTGTAAAGACTGTTGTGGTCATTCTGTACGCCCATTCAAGGCTTCAATACGCTGCTGGATTAGGGAATCTACCGATTCTTCTAGCCGTTGTATTGAAGTCACCAATGGTATGGTTCTACCAGTGGCGTAGCGAGATACCTGTGATGGGTCAAAGCCTGCATAGCGGGCAACATCAGTGATGGTGAAGCCAGCCTTCTCAGCTTTTTCCTTAATGTTTTCAATGGTTTGCATGGTTGGTGTGTTCATGGGTAAGGATTCTAGGGAAGATTGGATTGATTAGTCAAGTCTTATCTGACTAAATACCCTAGTGGAATGTGTGGGATTAAATAGGTGGGGGTTGACTTAGTAGTCCAACTCTGTATGATTAGCAACTGTCAACAACCAAACAGGAGAATTGAAAATGACAACAGAAAACATCAACGAAATTTATGAACTTGCCGACAAATCTGATGAAGTTCTCAAAGACTTAAAGCAAGTTTTGTTTATTGCAAAACGCCTTAACATCACTTTATCTGATGACGCTAACGATCTTTATATGCGTTTGCGTGTTGTTTTGGGTGCTATTGGTGACCATGCATTCAACCTTGATGAACAAGCCCAGTTTGAGGCAAACCCTTGGCAAAACAATACCGCATACAACGCCGAGTTTCTTGGCGCACAACCTGCCCGTGCTAGTCAAGACTATTAAAGGAGCAACCCCATGAAAGAAACAATCCCCGACATTCTCACCGCCGTTGCCATCGGCATCGGTCTTGCAATCCTCTTAGCCGCATGGTGGTCAACATGAAAAACCCACACATATTTCCAAATGATTTAAATTCTTCATTCCGATCTGGCATGACCCTGCGGGACTACTTTGCAGCAAAAGCTATGCAATCTTTTTTAGACGAGGTTGGAAGTGGATCAGACCAGCGTTTTTATAAAGACATTGCAATAGGTGCTTATCAAGTCGCAGACGCAATGCTGAAAGCGAGAGAGCAATGACCGACCTTCAAGACTTCTGCCAAGAGCATCGCACTATGGAAGAACTGGTAGAGGCTGGCTACAAGCCTCATAGCGTCTACAGCGCCGTTCAACGCAAGGAGTTGACCAATACCAAGGCAACTGACGATTGGGGGCGCAAGCTGCATGGTAAGGGTCTGTTCCTGTCCACAGTCACCATTGCGCCAGTTAACTTCACCGCCTTGCAATCCGCATGGAATCAATCACAACCCCAAGGAGAAACAGCATGAGCATCGCATTAGAAATCACAGAACTGATAAACCGCATAGCGCCAGCTAAAGACATTGCTGGTGGCTTTATGAGCCGCAACGAGATCATCGAACTCATTGACAAGGTTGCCAATACTGCCGTTGCTATCGGCTGGACTCATGGCGAGAGCATGACTAGGAAGCGTCTGGAGAAGAAGATTGAAGTGATGGAACAAGAAATGACCATCATCAAGGAGCAGATGAAAGCCTTGGAACTCGACCTGTTAGTGGCTGAAAGCAAATGAATACCATAGCCAAGTTCATCATTGCCGCTGCCTGTGCAGTGTCTTTGATGTACTTTGATTCCCTAGATAACAAACCAAAGGAGAAGACAAATGTGGGAAACAATCGTATGGGTAACAGTGATAGGGATTTCAGGGTTCGCATTGGGAATTTTCGTCTGCATCGGATTTGTGTTGTACCTAATAAACAAGGAACCAGACGAGTGAAGTGTCCAGTTTGCGAGTGGACTAGAACGCTAGACAACCGCTATATGTGCAAGAAGATTGAACGAGTCATTATTGCAACTCAAATAAAGAAAAGGAAAAATTATGGGATGGAGAGAACTAACCACCAAGTACGTTAGAGATTTACTTAGAGCCAAGACCCCTTTAGAGGTAGCTGAAAAGGAACTGATTGAGGCACGACATTCCAAGATGCAGGGTGAGACTGCTGTTGAATACGCTCAATCAATCGTTGCGTACAACGATAAACGCATCTTTAGACTCACCGACTTGATTGCTGAGTTGAAGGGTGAATACTATGACAGATGAAGCGCCCAAATCAATAGTACAGGTGGAGACTGGCAAATCTTTAAACCGCAAGCGTCAGGTTCAAAGCCTTGATGGTCATGTCTATCAAGACCGCAACCAAGTCATTGAAGAAGTAGCCAAAGAGATTGAGAATATGCAGGGCTTTGGGAAAGATACGATTGACTCACTGACTGTTTACATCAGGAACATGAAAACATGAAAGAGAAGACAGAACTTGGCAAGTCCATCACGTTGCGCCTCACCCAATCAGAATATGCAGAATACCAGCGATTGGGCGGTATAAAGTGGATGCGGATGTTTCTGCAAATGAGTGCAGGGATTCAGAAAGAGATTAAGGAAACAAAGAAATGACACAACCCAAAAACGTATTTGATTGGAAAGATGGCACTCCCTCAATTTGGTCAAGGGACAAAGAACTCAGGATGATTTCTCAGGGTAGAGCATGGGGTCAAGCTGTACGGGCTAGAATGGAACTTGAATCTAAGCAGCAAGTTAATGTTTATTCACGGGCTAAATTACAGAAGTGATACGCAAGATAAGAACCTTCTACGGGCGACACAATGGTCAACGTGGCAATAAGATAACCACTGTAGATATGGGCGTAGCTTGGTTATGTGAGAAGTGCGGTGAGGTGATCTTGTATGAACACCTCACCCCTAAACACTTCTGTAAGAGGCTTATTAAGCCTGTAGTCCTTGTAAATACTGAGTCTTCCCTGCCACCTTAACGGCTGTCAGTGATTGAGACTTGAGATTTTCTGGGGAAAACGAGCAGTGAACCCACCCCGAATTTGGCTGACCTTGAGTGTAAAACTCTAAGATAAGTTGTGTGTACTTGAGATTATTCTCTATCCACTCTGCCAACTCAGGATTAGGTACGCCATCAATCTCAAAATCACAGGCTTGCCCCTTGCAATGGTCTGAGGTTGCCGAGCCACCAGTAGCTTGGTTGACGGCTGGAGCCCTAAAACCTGAACTAATCTTGACAGGCTTACCAAAGTGGTCACGCACTGGTTGCAGGATGTTCTCGCACAACAAACGCAATGACTCTATTTGTTCTTCATTGGGCGTATTGTCAAGGTCTAGACGAGTTGCAGTCTCAGACTTGGTGAGTTCATTCAAGGTAAAGTTGGCAGATAAGTTCATTTCATTCCTTTCAGGGTTTGGTAGATGGATTCGTAGGCTTGCTGGCAGGAGGCAAGTTGTCTGATTGCTTCATCTCCATCGTCGGTGATGGCGATAAGAGTTTGAGCAGTCGTTGCGTCAAGTTGGCCTCCCTCTTCACTGCTATCTCTGGCGGTAGCGGGGGTATCTGAGGGGGTTGATACGGGGCAGTTGCTTGCTTTGACAACAGGGAGCCGCAGCCGCAAAGCACCAGAGGCAATAGCCAAATCACGCTCTTTTGAAATCTGTCTTGCTTTATCATTTGATGTCCTTAATGCTGTGGCTGTTGATGTTACGGCTGTTGTCAATGCCGCCTCTTTTGTCCTCGCAATAGCGTTTAAACGAGCAATCTCAAGTTGCTGAGAGACATTCTCATCATGCTTGCCCTTGAAGTAACCACCGCCAAAAGACATGGTTACAGACAAGACAAACCCCAAGATTACCCAAGGATTAAAGATGCTCATGGTGCAGGGGGTTCATCGTTGTCGTTGGATTCTGCCTTGGCAATAGCTTTGGCACTGGCTGAAACAGCACTACGACCAGCTACACCACCAAGAACACCAGTGATGAAAACCATTATGGTATTTATCTGTTGGGTGTAAACCTTGTCGATTGCAGCCATGCCATTCATGGGTTGGGTCACAAAAGACACGCTATACAAGAACA